ACACAGCAGACACAAATAATATTATATTAAAACAAAATGGTTCAGATAAAATAGAAGGGTCAACTGATGATTATACAGTCAATGTAGAAGGAGCAGCCATAACTTTAGTTTTTGTTGATTCTACTAAAGGTTGGATTACAACAGATACAGGAAATAGTACCGATGCTAGTGCATCAGAATTTATATGTGCTACAGGAGGAACAATAACTAATACTCCAACTTGTAGAATACACACTTTTACAGGTCCAGGTAGTTTTGTTGTTAACAGAGTTTCAGAAACTGCACCGCAAAGAAATGATATTTCATACTTAGTGGTTGCAGGTGGTGGTTCTGGCGGTGCAAGAAATCCAGGAAATGGTAATGGCGGTGGCGGAGGTGGAGGATTTAGAGAATTAAAATCATCTCTTACACCTTATACAGCGTCTCCATTATGTGGATCATCAGTTATAACTATTGCAGCAGGAACAACTCCAGTTACTGTTGGTGGAGGTGGTTCTGCAGTTACACAACAAGGAACTCCAGAATTACAAGGTAATGATGGAAGTGCTTCAATTCTTGCTACAGTCACAAGCGCTGGTGGTGGTGGCGGCGGTGGAGGGGGAAATAACGTTCCTCTCACTAACGGAAGACCTGGAGGTTCAGGTGGAGGAACCGGTGGTGGTATTCCATCAGGTGTAAGCGGAGGTACAGGAAATACACCTCCTGTTAGTCCTGCACAAGGTTTTAATGGTGGAGTAGGTGGGTGTCATCCAGGAGGAAATGGTGGTGCAGGTGGTGGCGGTGGAGCTACAGAAATTGGACAAAATCAAGCAAGTGCTCCTACATCAGGTAGAGGTGGGGCTGGAGCAACAACAAATATTTCAAATTCACCTGTAGGATACTCTGGAGGTGGCGGAGGTTCTGGTGGTGGATCATTATCAGCAGGTGCTGGAAGTCCGTGTGGATCTGGTGCAGCAGGGGGTACTACTCCTTCTGGTTCTGATGCCGCTGTTAATCGAGGTGGAGGCGGTGGCGGAGGTGGTGTCGCTGGTGGAGCAGTTGGTGTTTCAGGTGCTGGTGGTTCAGGAGTGGTAATAATAAGATATAAAATTGCATAGTTGAAAGGTAATTAAAATTAATATATAAGGAGAAACATTATGGCACATTTTGCAAAATTAGGAGCTAACAGTAAAGTTATCCAAGTGTTAACTATGGATAATGATAAGATGCTGAATGCTGATGGTGTTGAAGATGAAACAGTAGGTCAACAGTGGTTAGAGACACATAACAACTGGCCTGCACAAATGTGGATTCAAACATCTTACAATACATCAGGCAATAAACATAATTCAGGTGACGATTCAAAAGCATTTAGAGGAAACTACGCAGGTATAGGTTATGAATGGGATGAAGATAATAATATTTTTTGGCCTAAAAAACCTTATGCATCTTGGGTAAAAGATACTACAACTGCATCTTGGAAATCACCAATTGGTGATGCTCCTGCATTAACTGCAGAACAAGAATCACAAAATACAGCTGATACTCATAGGTGGGGTTATGAGTGGAATGAAGCTGGACAGACTTGGGACTTGACAGATAGCAAAGCATAAATTAAAAATGGTGGTGGTATGCAGAAGAAAGTATTAACAGAGCAAGCTCTATATTACGGTGATGTGGCAATGCCTAAAGATTGGGACATTGACCGAGATAAATTATCAGGCGACATTTTAAAATCACAAATTACAGATTCACCTTTTCCATTCTCACGAACGTTCGATATGTTGAACACTTATATGAGAGACCATATAAATTTAGACTATGATTTTACTTTAGTTAACAAAGAAACGTGGGGTAACATCTATAAACCTCAAGAGATTACAATTCCATTATTAAATATAGATCCTGTAGATCTACGTAACTCACCAGATTATACATTACTCTATGGTGTAAAAGTCAAAGACTGTATGGTTAGAATACATTATGAAGATAATAGACGTAAAGGTAGATCTTGGGATATAGAACTTAAAAATAATATGTTTATTATGTTTCCATCAACTAATATGTATTACTTAACTAACAATCAAAAGGACAGTTTAAATTTTGTGCAAACAATAACTTATGAATATATCTAATTACTACTGGTATTTTAGTGGTGTGTTAACACCTAAATTTTGTGATGAAGTAATACAATATGCTAAATCACAAAAAGAAGTTATGGCTAGAACAAGCGGCTATGGTGATAAAGAATTAAATAAAGAAGAAGTTAAAAACTTACAAAGGAAAAGAAAGTCTGATTTAGTTTGGCTAAATGATACTTGGATATACAAAGAATTACATCCTTATGTGCACCAAGCTAATAGAGAAGCTGGTTGGAATTTTGAGTGGGAAAGATCTGAGTCTTGTCAGTTTACAAAATATAAACTAAACCAATACTACGATTGGCATTGTGATAGTTGGGACAAACCTTATGATCGTAAAGATCCTAACAATCCTGAACACGGCAGAATTAGAAAACTATCTATGACTTGTCAATTAACAGATGGTTCAGAATATAAAGGCGGTGAATTAGAATTTGATTTTAGAAACTATGACCCACACATGAGAGACGAATCAAAGCATAGAATACAATGTAAAGAGATATTACCTAAAGGATCTATTATTGTATTTCCTAGTTTTGTGTGGCATAGAGTTAAACCAGTAACATCAGGCACAAGATATAGCCTTGTGGTATGGCATTTAGGGAGGCCTTTTAGATAATGTTTATTTACGAAGATAAAATAAACAAAAAAGTGTGTTCTGATTTAATAAATATTTTTGAAAACTCAGATAAAAAAGAAAGCATAGATAATGACTACACCAAAATGAATCAAGTTGTTATTAATTTATATGACCCTATTTTAGAACCATATATAAAATGTTTAAGTAAAATAAAAAATAAATATATAAAAAAATACATTCAAGTTGATAAAGGACAAATGCCGTGGAATTTATTTCCATGTATAAAAATTCAAAAATATGACCCAAAAGAATATTACAGCGGTTGGCATTGTGAAGCAGAAGGTATGGAAGGAAATGAGAAAAGAATTTTAGTTTTTACAACATATTTAAATACAATAAATAAAGGTGGAGAAACAGAGTTTTTATATCAAAAACAAAAAATAAAACCTGTATTTGGAAAAACAATTATTTTTCCTGCTTATTGGACACATACTCATAGAGGAAATATTACAAATGAAATTAAATATATAGTAACAGGATGGTATACATATGTACATTAATACTTATTTTCCAACTACAATATGGAGTGAGGAAAAACCAGAGTTTGTTAAATCTTTAAACAAAGCATCTAATAAATATATTAAAGATGCAAGAACAAGGGAAAAAAAATTTATAAAAGAACACGGTGACTTTGGAAGATCATACCACTCAACGCCACTTACAGCTGATAATGATTTTTTAGATTTTAGAAATTACATTGGTCAAAAATCTTGGGAGTATTTAGATCATCAGGGATATGATATGCAACAATACACAACTATGTTTAGTGAGATGTGGGTACAAGAGTTTTCTAAAAAAGGTGGCGGACATCATTCAGCACATATACATTGGAATCAACACGTATCAGGTTTTTACTTTTTAAAGTGCAGTGATAAAACTTCTTACCCTGTATTTCACGAACCAAAGACTGGTGCAAGATGTACAAAATTAAAAATGAAACCAAACCTAAAAGGTGTATGGGCTGGTCACGAACAGTTTCATATGAAACCAAAACCAGGAACATTAATTATATTTCCTGGGTACTTGGAACACGAGTATGCAGTAGACTTTGGTATTGAACCATTTAGATTTATACATTGGAACATACAAGCGGTGCCAAAGGAGATGGCTAAAGATGTTTAAGAAAAAAAAGTATACGGTTATTCGTCAAGCAATATCAAAAGATCTAGCTAATTTTGTTGCAAATTATTTTTTAATGCAAAAACAAGTTTATGATACTTGTAGACAATCAAGATACTTTTCTCCATTTGAAACTATTATAGGATATTATGAAGGAGAAAATGAACAGATACCAAACACATATTCTCAATACGCTAATATGGCTATGGAGACTTTATTACTTAAATGTCAGCCAGGTATGGAAAAAGCTACAGGTTTAAAATTATATCCTGCTTATACTTATGCAAGAATTTATAAAAAAGGCGATGAACTTAAAAGACACAAAGATAGATTTAGTTGTGAGATATCAACTACGATGAATCTTGCCGGTGATGATTGGCCTATATATCTAGAACCATCAGGCGAGACTGGTAAAAAAGGTGTCAAAGTAGATCTTAAACAAGGAGATATGCTAGTTTATTCTGGCTGTGAGCTAGAGCATTGGAGAGAAAAATTTAAAGGCAAAGAATGCGTACAAGTTTTTCTGCATTATAACAATCGTAAAACACCTGGATCGAAGCATAACATGTTCGACAAGCGTCCACATTTAGGTCTTCCTTCTTGGTTTAAACGATGATATAATTCTT